CCTAGGTAAGTTGCATAAATAATGATTTGGCGTAGTGGGACTAAATTAGGGTAATAAGCACCTGCGCTGTTAAGTGGGTTCCAATCGCCGTTTTGGTCATAAAGCATGACATCGGCGCTACCGAATTCAAAGTTCGATGTGATGCGGTTGCGACCCCTGCGAATGGCTACCTTGTAAACCAAGTCAGTAATCTCCACCGGTAAGGTTCCAGAACCTAAACGGTTTGTGCCAAGGATGCCTTCAGTTGCAGATCCTAGGATTAGCGGATCGGTTTCAAAAGCAGTATCGCTATCGAAGTCCACAAATACGCGAAGCGTAGGTGCTGGCATTAGATTGCCAAATTCTGCAAGGTTATGGGCTTGCCAGCTCTCTGATAAAGATAAATCGTGTCCACAAGGGCTTCAGCTAAATCAACTTCCGTTACAACAGTACCAGCTACATTTACTATAATGTCACCGCTTGGCACACCCGCCCCGCGAGCCGCTGCGATTGATTCGCTAAACAGTTCGGAAGCCGCGAGCATTTCCGCCGATGCGGCTGCCATCATCAATGCATCTGCCGATTCAGCTAAAAGATCTGCCGCTGCATCTGCCGCTGCCGCTGCATCTGCAAAGGATTGGGCGCTTGCCTTTTCTTCAGGCGTAATTGCCGCGGCTACCGCCGCTGCCGCCGCTGTTGCCGCAACTGAGGCATCGCCTTTAGCATTTGCCGCTTGTGCTGCCGCTGCCGCTGCATCTCCGCCTAACATTGCCGCCGCACCAGCCGAAGCCGATGACCGAATGGCTAGGCTTTGTGGGCTAGTCATATTTAAAATTTTGCTTAATTCTTCATCAAGTTTCTTAAGGCTATCATGCCAATCGGCAAACGGATCATTAGCCTTAGGAAAAGTTGTTAGCATTATTGCAAGTTTTTTGGTTTCGTCTTGAATTTCTTTTAATTTGTTTGCTAATTGCGTAGCAGTTTCAGCATCTTCATTTAAAATTGCTTTCATCAAAAGAAGGCGTGTGCGTTCTTCTTCGGTTATTTTGCCACGCAATGCGGCTTCTATTTGGATTTTTTCTAAGTCAAATACGGCTTTTGCTTTTGCTAAAGCTGCTTGGTTCTTTTTTTCTTTTTCCGCTAGTTTCGCTGCCTTTTCGCGTTCTTTGACAATTTTCTTTTGAATGTCTAGTTGCTTACCGTAATCACGTAAAAAGACACGGTTAGCCGCTGCGCTGTTGGCTGTGCGATTTGCTGTTGCATTTGGATTAGCCATTCTGCTACGAATTTCATCAAGTCTAAATTGTTCACCGGCATCAACTCTAAAACCCGTGGAAAGCAAAGCCTTGGTATATTCAATAGTTAAGCCAGCACGCCTAAAAATATCTCCAATTGCAGCACCAAAATTAACTAACTTTTGTAACCCTTGATCATAATCACCAGCGCCTAATGAAGTAAGGAAAGCAATTATTCCTTTGCCTAATTCCTCACCAAGATCACCAAATGCAATTTTCATTTTGTCAATTTTGCCAGCGTAAGTATCGGCGTTATTTTCAGCCGCCCCGCCAAATTGATCGTTCAATGCAGTAATGCTTTTTTCAAAGCCCATAGCCTCAAGTTCGGCAGTTGTAAAGGCTGTTTGCAATTTGCCCAAAGAAGCATAATTACCATTAAACGCGCGGCTCAAAGCGGTGGTAACTGAAGTCAAATCTTTACCTGTGCTTGTTGAAATATCCATGGCAAGGTTTAACAATGTCATTGACTTTTCAGCGTTAAGTGTTGTTGTCAATAAGTTAGCAATGGCAGGTGATAATTCTTCCTTGCTTATTGCGGTTGCCTTTTCGCTCTTTTCTAAATAATCTTCGATTGCTTGCGTGTTATAGGCTAAACCTAAATTCCGCAAACTTGCAGCTAATTTATTAGCAGCACGATCTTCCTCCGCAAATGCGACAACAGAACGCCGCAAGGCTTGGATACCAGCAATGGCAATAAAAGTACGCTTGGCTGTACGACCTAAATTATCAAACTTGCGATTAAGACTTGTTGTGCGCTTCTCAGCCGCCTTGAAACCTTTATCTTTAAACTCGGAAGCAATATCAATGCGGATATTAGACATTATGCCGCCCTTCTCATTGTTGAACGTTGCTTGAATAGTCGTGCCGCTTTATCAATAGCTCTAAAAGTTGCATCAAGCGCTTTGCCATTATTTTCGGCGTAAGCGGCATATAACAAACGTCCTCTGCCACGATTGAATTTGTCATACTGCTTCAATGGACCAACGCCATTCATAGCACCAACAAATCTACGTCCAGCATCGGGATTGTTGCTCGAACCGAACTGCTTGCTATTCTTGCTGTTTCTATTGCCTGCCTGTGGTCTGCCATAGGCATTAAGGCGACCAGATGTTTCAACGATTGCTCCAACGGCTGATTTGTTTAGCAATGAATATAAGCTAGCAAACCCTTGACGGTTTCTTTTCTGTCTGCCGATTGAATAGGTCAAGCCTTTACGGATTACGCGACCATTGTATTTCGGAAAGCCACGCTCACGGCTTGTGCGTGATTGGGCTTCCATGCCATTATCGTTCCAATTATACAAACCGCCGGGAGCCTGTCCGGGAACTTTCGCTTGTGCATCCTTCACGACTTCTTTTAATGCCACCTTGATTTCAGCGTTCATTTCCTTCAATAGGTCAGGCGCAAACTTTCTGAGTGCTTTCTTTAACTCAGGTACGCCTTCTACTACGACCGGCATTTTTCCTATCTTCCGCCTGTTTCGAGATTACTGCATAAAACGCTTTCAGTAAATCCCTATCCATGTTGATAAATTCGCTAGGCGCGATACCTAGATTCACCGATAATTCTGCTATTCGGTAAGTCCAAGTATCACGCGCTAACCATTTGGGGAGTCGTCCCCTAGAACCTCAACAGCCTTTAAGGTTTCGAGGAACTTATCCCCAAACGGATAAACTTCAGGTGCGCCTGCACGTTTCAAGCACTCCCACGCAAGCCAATAAATATCGGACTGCTTTTGATCTTCTTGAAAGGCTTTATAAAAACCTTTCTTCGCATGCAGTTCGAACGCATACTCTATGGCTGGAGTAATCTCGTGGATCGACTCTGTGCCATCTGCCCTAGTTACTTTAAGTCTTGCCATTGCCCATTTCTCCTAATTTAGAACGTGCCGGTTGATGCCGCTGTTACTGCGGAGTTTACCGTAAAGGTGATGTCCATTGTAGACATGTCGCCAACGCCACCGTTAATAGGTGTCAAGTTATTGACAAGAAGGTCACCGCTGTATAGCAAGTTTTCTGCTCCGACTGCAACTGCCGAGTTATTGATTGCCTTCCATGCAACGGTTGTGCCGTAAGCTGCATTGAGAGTAGCGAGAACTTCGCCTGTTGCTTGATCGTTTAAGAATGATACGGTGATTGTCGCAGATTCTAGACCCTTGACAAACTTGTGCGCGGTGTCACCCATTGCAGTTACTTCGAGTTCATCGAAAGCCTGATTCAAGGTGATTGAAGTTACGTGGTCGCTAAGATCGACATTGTTGATCTTAAGTCCGACCTTGTTGTTTAAGAAAACTGCCATGTTGGCTATTCCTCGTCTTTCTTAGCGGTTGGTTTTGGTTTAGGTGCTTCTTCCGCGGGCTTTACCTGACCGATTTTAGTCAAGAAACGCTCGCGCTCTTTGTCATTATCAGCCATTGTATTAGCTCCAATCGGATAGAACGCTGATGGATACTTCACCGGATAGCAGGTCGCCTGCCACGCCGGTCAAGACTGCGGGTGCGCTGAAAGACCCAATCGAATAAGCAATGTTCGATGCTTCCAGCTTGTTTACTATATTCAGATAATAATCTTCAATGTTAATTAAATTTCCTTGATTGTCAAACATAGGCACAAGCACAACGAGTTTGAAATTGACCTTAGGTTTAACCGTCTTGTAGTGGTCATTGCTTGGCTCAATATAAGGATCGCTTGGCTGTACCACGATGCTATTGGCAAGGGGTGTGGCAGGTGGGAAGGAAAACACCTGCCACGCCGCATTATCAGTTAGCGCAGTCGCAATTGTTCCACGTAGGGTAGGGATTGCTGACATTATCCTACTTGACCGCCCGGAGCTAAGTGATCCGCAAGCAAACCGCGAACTCGCGCCATGAGTGTGTTACCCATGCGATACGGCGAAGGTTGGAAATCAGGTGAAATGCCGCCAGCGTTGGATGCTTGACGAGCCTGCCAAATGTCAATGGCAACCATGAGTGATGCTTCATTGACTTCAGGTAATGTTGAATAATCGATGTGAGTTGTGCCGTAAGCCTTCCCAAATGGCACAAGGGCGTTTTTAACTTCGGCTGTTGCATTGTTTACGCTGTAACTAACGCCGTAAGTGGTAACCGCTGTAATGGTCTTTGATCCGTTGTATTTAGCGCCGCAGTTTTCGACAACAATAGTGTCGCCAATAATAAACGGATGTGGTACATCAAAATAAATAGTTGCAACGCTAGTCGTGCTTTCATGAGCAACAACAGGAAACTCGTTATACCAAAGTTTTGCTTTAACAATATTTTCAGCCGCTTGGCAACATTCTTCAACGACTGCCGATGAATAAAGATTGCCAATGCCAAGCGCAGAGCGCAATTCGGCTTCAGTAACAAATGTTGCTGGCATTTCTTTATCCTTTCTATGTTAGCCCCGCCGCAAGGGCTGTGCGGCGGGGTAACTCTACTTCTAGGCTACTACGCCTTGTTAAATGTAAACGCTCCAGCGGCAACCTTTGTAGCAATTGCGCCGTAACCGTACATTCCAATTTCAACCTTGCCTGTTCCGACCTTTTCAGCTCGGAGTTGTAGGCGTGGTGATTCATACCATGTGTAAGAATCGCGGTTTACTACGATGATTGAGTCATCGCCTTCACCGGAGAATGTGTAGTCCACATAGAGTGGAAGTCCAAGAACAGTTCCGCGGATTGCGCTTACCGATAGATCACCGGCTGCGTTCTGTGGAGCTGCTGCATTGAAGATTGGGCGATTTTGTCCATCAACCAAACCTACAATGTTTGACCATTGCTTGGGAGTAACAATTACACCGGTTGCGAACTTGAATGTGTTTGTGTAGATGGATTCACCTGCACGTGCGATGAATGACGAGAATTCTGCGCCGTCCCATGGAAGGGTTGTTGCAGTTGCATCAAGAGTTCCGCTTGCAGCAAGTTCTGTGATGACTGCGAAATCAGTTGCCTTGGCATAAGCATCGCCCATGAGAGCGAGAAGCTCAGAAAGGAACGCTGGTGAAGTTCTGTCAAGAACTTCTACGCTAAATTGCTGCATCCCTGCATACTTCTTAACATTGACATCAACGTACTCAATTTCGACCTGAGTATCTGAAAATGCTGCGCCTTCCGCTACTTCTGCAACGGTTGGAGCAGTTTTAACGCGTGGGATTTGGAATTTCATGCCCGCATCTGGAAGTGTGCCGGATGAGATTGCTTCAATAGCTGGACGAACGCCCGTGGTCTTTGGGTTAATTACCTCAGACAATTGGCGTGTCGGATTTAAACCGGGTACATCTGTTGTAATGCTTGTATCAGATGCCGCTGCAATCCATTGACGGGCTTCCTCGTCATGGAAAACAGATGCCTTGATTGTGTTTTCTAGCATTGCAAGCGGAGTCACGTTGATACGTGGCTTCGCGTAAATTGGTGCAGCAACAGTTGGGCGCGCAGCTTCCACCGCAGGGGTTTCTACCACAGGCGCAACGGTTGCGGTGTCTGGAGTGTTCTCCACGACTGCCTCGCTTTCGTTTTGGTCGTTTTGGGTTGGTTGTTCAACGACTTCTTCTTGAGAAGCCGCTACGCTCAAAACTTCAGCACTCTTGAAGGCGGCTGCCTGTACGAGTGATACTTCTTTGAGCAAACTTGATTTGACTTTGTAACGATCTTTTTCTTGCTTTCCAGCAATGACTTCAACGCCGACTGACAAGCCTGAACGTAACTGTTCGCTTGCCTCAATCAAACTATCTGTGCCGCGTTGGGTATTAGCAACTTTGAATGTTGCATAGATGCCTGACTCATCCTCTGTAAATGAAACCAAACGTCCAATTGGCTTTTTAGGATCATGCTCAAGCAAAAGTTTTGGCTTAGGGCTTGTAGGAATTTCAATTGAGCCAGCTTGAAAGACAACTTTTCCAACATTTGTATATCCAACTTCGGAATCACCGAACGGCACAATTTTGCCGGTGATGGTGCGTTCCTCTGTGTTGCAAGTAATGTCGCTACTGAACTGAAGTAACATCTTGGTTTCCATTAGGTGTGAGATCTTCCATTTCCATGGCTTGCTCAATTGTAATCAAGCCGAGAGATAGCATTTTTTCAATGACGTTCAAACGCTCCATCGGATCTACCCGAAGGAAAGCAGAATCAACGTCAAACTTAACAACATTGCCTCGCGCCGTTATATCATCCATGGACAAACGATCCTGAATTGCGTTGATGTACGGTGCGAGTGATAGCGCAACGAATTGCTTGCGTTCATCTTGAACATTTGCATAAGTCATGCTGTTGTTCATATCTGCACTAATGTAATAGGCAGGAACGTTCATCATTCGTGCAATTTGAGTGGCTGTATTTTGAATTGCATCAACAAACATCATGTCACGTGGGCTAAATGATGTTGGTTGATATTCAAGTGTGCTAGTTAAGTAAGCGGTGCTGCGTTGTTCGCGTGCTGTTTTCCAAGCAGAGAGAATTCCCTGCACTTCGGCAGGTGCTAAATCTGCACCGGTGTTTTTAAT